CTGGTTTAACAAGACCAATTTTGGTAGCTTGTCCAATGGTCCATGTAACCGCAAGGTTACCCCCGTTGGGATGTGAAAAAACTCCTGTAACTTGCTCATCTGTGTATTCCTTCCATTCGACTTTGCCACCTGCATTTTGGAAACGGGCAAGCATCGCATCAGCTTTTAATGCTGGTCTGCCCTGGATGATGTGAAAGTCACGAGCTGCAGTTGCAGGATGTAAACCTTCCGCCTGTGCTACCGCCATCAACGCTAGAACGCTGTTGGTGTCCTTCATACCAAATAGACCAGACTTGGCTATTGCTTGTGCCATCTGCTCCATCTCGTTAAAACTAACGATATTGCTCATGTAAATTTCTCCGCTAAAGTTAGGATTGTGTCGATGACTGAGGATGCAGCCATTACATATATTGCTATATCAATTTGATTCATGCGATTCTTCCTTGTTCACGCTGAATGGATTTAATAACATTTAATAAATCCTTTTTAACCTCTTTGGCAAGCCAAACCAGACCATCATTTTTTTCGGTATCTGTAATAACATTGTCAAGACCGTTAATTACTTCTTTTAACATTTCAATCGAGTTCATTTAATAGGCACTCCTATAATAAGTTTGATTAAAACAACACTTAATACAAAAATAGCTAACCAAACTGAAATAAATATTCCTAGTAAAGAACCAGCTTCAATAAATTTATCTAAATTATTCATTTGACTAAGAACCTCCTACTGCCCATTGTTTCTACTACGAACTGATCGTAAATATCAGGCATGGCACTCTGAAACAGTGATGCTGAGAACTTCTTAGAGCTTTTAGAGGACTTCCAAGAAACTAATGTCTGTCCATCCACTGTTCTAATCTCCTGGCACTCTCCCATAAGATTACGGACAGCGACTTCAATTTGCTCCTCAGTAGCTTCAAGGTGTTTAATCTGATTCTTGACATCCCGTAACTGAGCGATAGCCAACTCAACTTGCTGTGTAGCCGTAACCACCGCAGTAGAGGATGACGGGTAAATGATCTTAGTTTGCTCAATGGTTTCTGCTGGCGGAAGCGTACCCGCTTGGCAATGACCCCAAACTGTAGCCATTTTCTGTATGAGATCATCTTTTTCCTGATCTGAAATAAAGAACTCAAATGTATGAAACTCTTGACCACCAAATAAAACAGCCAAAAAGATCCGATTAACATTGTGGCAAGCAGCTTCGTGGACAAGTTGTGCGTAATCAGCATCAGGAATCCGATTAGTGTCGGGATCAAACTTAGAGCGAACTGCTGCGTTGTAGTTTTTAGCTTCAACAAGCACACCACCATCAGCACTAATGAAATCAAAATGAGATTTAAACCAAGTATGCTTTGAATGGGTAATCGAGTAATCAGCATCTTTTAACTCCATCTTTAAACGATCTTGAGCCAGCTTTCCAATCAAAGGTTGCATGACATGACCCATCTGCACTGCTTCCACGCCTGAGAGATCTTTTAACTCCTTCTTACCTTGCTTTTCTAGGATGACATCTACCATCTTGCCATTAGCGACCTTACGGCTATCACCTGACCATATGGCGGAACGCCTTATCTCTGGTGCAAAATCTGCTTGATCGTTCATACCACCTCCATAATGGTCTTAACAATCTCTTTCCAACTGTCGATCTCATCTTCCAGATCTTCTAACTCTTGACCTAACTTGCCTGTTTTATTTTGCTCTTGCTTTAACTCATCTAGCATCTGAGCTATGAGGTCATCTTGCCTTGCGACTAGGTTTTTAAGACGATCCACCTCTTTTTTGGTGTAAGCATCATTGATCTTCTTATCAACTTTATTTACTGGAAACTTAGGTTCATTCTTGCTACTTGGTGTTTTTGCCATGATTAACTCCATTAGTTAGGTTATCGACCAAAAGGGATTGCTGAAAGATCGTCAAGATCCTCTACTTCAATAAAAGCAAACCACTTCGCATCTTCCCCGCATCCGCTTATGGGTAAGTTACGGCTATTGTTTGCTGTCATTTTCTTTTGAAGTCCCGTCACCATATCGTGAGGGCGTTGGGGTGACAAGCACTGCATAGTGCTTTGGTCTAGGTGTTTGCAATTAACGCAATATTCCATGATATTTCCTTTATATAGTTAGGCTTTGATGTACTACAGTTAGAACATTACTACATTACTACGATTAGTGCAATTTATTTGTTAGGTGTTGTTTTTTTATCTTCAGTCACTACATCGCCTTGAGGATTGATGTAATAAGGCGTACCTGTTTCCGTTGCTCTGATCCATTCTCGGTACTGAGCTGCTTGATTCATCTCTTGCCACTTCTGCGCATCTTTATCTGCTTTGTTCATTTTGTTGCACTCCTTTAAAAAGTATGATCTAATCCGATTAAGTTTGTTTTAGTGGTGGTTTTGTGGCTGTCATCGGCTGGTTACCTTTGACAATTCAAAGCCTCCTGTACAAAATCACCTCTAAAGCAAACTACACGGGGGCATGACCCACCCCTCCCGCATGGTGTATCGCCAAAGGGAATAAACATAGTGGCTAGTATCTGGGGGACTCTTACAGGACCGCACCCCTTTAGTTAAGCACTTAGATAAACGATAGATACTCTCTTTTTTGAGATTACCCGCTAAGCGGGTTTGGTGCTTAGCTCTTGGGGTTTTCACTTGGGGACTTCCTACGATGCCAGAGCCAAAACTACTAAAGCCAGCAAACCAATAGCCGATAAACAGTCAATCACCATGTGCGTGCGTATGTGTGTGCGCAGCACGCCTAATACGCTCATGCGTAATGGCACTTTGTTTATAAAGATTTTGCGTTGAATAGTATAAATATCATTATTTCTCATAAATACCTCGAAAATTAGTTAGGTTAGTAAGATAAAACTATTAAATACCTTTAAAACACTTTAAAACAAGCGCCAAGGCGATAAATAAGGGTAAGTGATACCTAAGTACCACTAAACCCTTTAATCGCTCTACAGCGTGATATTTGCTTTATGACAGTATCGCCACGAATTAAACGATAACGCCTGAAACCCTTGTTTAGCAGCTCTATAGCAATATGATCTATACAGCTCATCAAGTGTAAAGAATTGACGGTTATAAGCACAATCTGCTAAACCATGTTTTTGCATCTCTTGAATTAGGCTCATACCCTTACCTCATCTAGAATAGGGAAACAAGGCGTAAACCCGCTAGTTTGCTGACAATAGCTAGACCACTCACTATCTGTCATCTCATACCATCTAATAGATGGAATAGTGATCCCGTTTAGATCTTCAAAATAAACTACTCTGCCACTTGATAACTTGATGTCTTTTCTCATGTTTAACGCTCCGTTAGTTAGGTTTTGATTGTCTAATGACAATCCAGTAAGCGCCTATCACTAAGCGCTTACTAGGTATCACTATTTAGGCGCTCAAGTCTATAAGCCATGAATCAGGGATAGATCTATCTGCACTGTAATAAGTACCGTTATTAGTAAAGGTTACATTCCCGATTGAAAATGATCTACCAATAGAAAATGGCAAGTGTAGATAAAATCTACCCTTATCAGTGCTTATTAAACACTTATTACCAGGGTTTTTAGATTGTTTAGTAGTATGCTTTCTCATGCTATTAGCTCCTCAATTGTGCTTGTAGTCACCCACTCACCCCTATCACCGTTCCAGCAAACCTCTGGTAACTCTTGCTTATACATTTTTAAAACTAAATAGATCTCATCCATCCTCGTTTTGTAATTGCACAATGGCAAACCCTGATAAATCAAGGTTAATCCTTCTTTTGCTACAGATAAGTACATTCCCTCTAGCTTCATAATATTGCTCCAATAGTTAGGTTATGGCTTGCAATGCAAACCCTATAGATCCCTGATAAACAAGGATCTATAAGATTGCACTAGGCTGCAGCTTGATTCGTTATTGCGTCTAATTCATTGATATAAGTGGCAGCCTTTTGAGCTAATGCTGCAGCGTTAAAAATTGCTTTGTTATCAGCTTTTAAGCAAGTAAGCCAATTACCGATGTAATCAGCATGCTGCAGCTCACCCTCAATTTGATAATCAGCGCACAAAAATGCTGCACCCATTTCCGCTACTAATTCCTCAAAGGCATAAGCGGTATCAGCAAAGCGCTTTCCTTTAGTGCGATCTAAACGATGCTCAGCACCTGACCAGTGAGTTAACTCATGCAATACAGTGGCATAGTAATGTGCCTCACTCAAGAATGTAGATTTCTCAGGTAAGGTAATGCTGTCAGTACCAGGGCGATAAAATGCCCTACCTCCGCCATGCTTAATATTCGCTCCAGTCTTAATGATCCGATCTTCAAGCGCTGGCACTGGATTAAATTCAGTGATCACTGGAGCTGGCTGCTCAATCTCAATACCCTCTACCTGATCTATATTGAAAACATAGTAAGCCTTTAGCATGGCATAAGTGCCATTTTCAGGGTTAGGATCGTTAGGCTTAATCTCTTTTTTAGTTACTTGAGAATAGAAAACTATTTGAGTGCCATGCTCTCCCTTTTTAACTGTAGCGCCCTGATCCTGCCATTGTTTGAATGATCCCCAAATAGGTGATGAATAACCGCTCATCCCTAAGATCAAGCGGTTAACGCCTGAATACTCTTTTTTAGATACGATATTGCGATCAGCTCCGCCAGCTTGACCAGATTTCCAAGGTTTGATCCAAGGTGCTATCCCGCTCTCAAGTTGAGAGATGATCTTATTAGTAACGCTGTCATATACGCTGATACGGCTTGTAGTATTTTGCATGGTATATCCTCTTAGTAGTTAGGTTTTAAGTGTAATGCTTTACTGCATAGATATGATTATAAGCATAGAATGATTACTGTCAACAAGTATTTTGATTGTATTTTTTAATTGTTGTTTAATTGTCAATAGTCTTATGCTATGATCCAGGTGCATAGTCTATCTTCTATAATCTATAGGTCTATAGTCTATTTTCTATAAGTCATAGACTTCTATAGTTTCTATATTTATATAGTAATTATGTAAGTTAGTAGATAGTTACATATATGGGAAGTAGGTAAGAATGAAGTGGGGAAAGGTAATCAACTCTCCGCCCTCTGTTGTTTTACATAATTCCTAAAGGGTATCCCTGTCATCACTAGCTCAATGCCTTATATAGTATCTATAGGCGTAACTGGTAATGGTTACCCGTTGATTGTTGCTAGATCGTTGACTGAATCCGCCCAAGTGAATGGGACTGGACTTGATGGAGAGCGTACCCCTCTCCCATTCCACCCCAAAAAAAATTCTAGTTTTTTAGACTTTGCTTAACGATGACATTCTTTGACAGATCGAATGAATCAGAGGCGTTGGTGTAGATCAGGCGTGATAACACCTTGTCTTGATTGAAGATATTGTGGGTAGTCCACATTGGACCAGTATCCACACCCTCGATTAACTGCACGCCTTTGCTAAGCACACCGATGTCAGTGACCGTGTAATGGCTCTCAAGAGTGCTAGGAACGATGCCTGTAGGATGGGTAGTAATGACTTTTAACCCCTCATTTGTTAATTCCATGACCCGTTTTTTAAAGAAATCCGCATTAAAGTCTGGTAATTGCCCTGACTGTGGGGGAGCGTTAATGACTAGGAGGTCAAACTCATACCTAGACTGCTCTCTTAGAGCAGGATACTCGAACAAGAGATCTTCCTTGCAATCAATAGGCGAGGAAACTTCTAACAGGTCTGATAGGTGATCGAACCATTCCATGTGAAATTGCGCCCACTGCCGTCTAAGAGGATGGTTGTGAAAGTAGTTATCCCTGCCAATCCAAGCGTTAATAGAGCCTGGTGGGATGGATAGATCTGCTAAGAGGATGCTAACCCCCTCACATAAGGGTTGTAGCTGGCTGTGATACTGCGGATGGCAATGGTGAACAAAGTCCATGTCACTATCTTGCTCACAAACTTTACGCAAATAGTTCAGATGAATAAGGTTATCGCCTAGATGATATTCGTTGTATGTGTGTATCATGGTAGTGTATGATGAGTTAAGTTATAAGGAGAATAGCATGACTATTGAAGTAGAAAAAAATATTCCCATACCCCCTGAGAAAAAGCGCAATGTGTACCCATATAGGATTATGGAGATCGGTGAATCATTCTTTGTACCAGCGGGGAAGCTGCAAATTGTCTGTAATGCAAACTACAGAACAGGCAAACAATTGAATCGGAAGTTTATTGCTAGAAAAGACGGAGAAGGAATAAGAGTATGGAGAACGGAATAAAAGACGCAATATCAGTCCAGCAGTACATTGAGAAGGCTGGTGACATTGCTAAGAAGGAATACATGACCAGAATATGGGCTATGACTAAAGATGACATCTTCCATGAGTTGATGCGGGTTCATGCCAAGTCCTCTGAACTGCTCATGATGGCTGAAGCGGAGATCTTGCACTTAAAGAAATTGCTAGAGCCTGAAGATGGTGATTGCGTCCACTGATTGGGAACGGCTCTGTCAAGAACGCCAGATGTTCAAGACAGAAATGATGAGAGCCTTGTCTTGCAAAACCAAGAAGCAAAAGATCGCATTAGCAAAAGAATGGAAGGAACGGTTTAGCCCCATGACCTATACCGCCTTGATTGACCTAGCCAGGAATCACACCGCTAGGCTTAAGGTGGCGTATTGGGATTTACCGAACTTTGAAATCAAAAAACTAGGTAAACACAATTGAAAACCGCAGCCGTAGTCACAGTTACCAACGGGAAGCGCCACTGGGAGTTAGCAAACTGCATTGCTAGTGTAAAAGCCCAGACTTATCCAGTGGTGCATTACATTGTTTGCGATGAAGGCTTTAATCAATACGCAGAACTAAGAAGGCTATACCCAGAATTAAAGATCTGCTATTGGGATGGTAAGGTCGGGGGCAAAGATGTAGAAGGCAGAAGGCTTTATGCTGCAAGTGCTTTTCTTGTAAATGAAGATGTGACTTTCTTTTGCAACGATGACGATTGGTACAAGCCTAATCATGTAGAGTCCATTATGACCAAAATGGAAGAAGATTATGATTGGGTCTATTGCCTACGCTCTGTGTACGAGAAGGAAGGGCGATTTATCTGTGAAGATAACTGCGAAGCCCTTGGAAGCCTTCACGACTGCTGGCAAGCGCCAGGTCATAGCTTTGTGGATTGGTGTATGTGGGGCATGAAAACAGAGTGCCTAAAGACTTTAGCCATTATTCTTTCT